AGTTCTAGTAATTAGCGCAAGTGCGCTCAAAGAAGTCTCTCTAGTAACAGAGCCAGCCATAAGAAGTGCAAAGGTGGCGGTCGCAGCTAGTGAGCCAGAAGATTCTGAATCCGTCGTGGAAACAGAAGAACAAACTACCGAAGGAGAAAACGAAGTGGAAACAACTCCAACCGTCACAGAAGCACCAGCCGAAACGGTTGAGGCTTCCAAAGTCGTACAGGCCGAGGCATCTCGTCCGCTCTATTTCACATCACCACGTTCACCAATTATTTCTGGTGGATCATATTTAGAACACTCAATCAAGGCAACGCTTGGCAACGAAGATTCTCGTCAATATGTAAAAGCTGCTGACGATTCATTCTCAACAAATCCAGCGTTCTCACCAGTGTCATATGTTCGCGACGTTGCGCAGAACACCAACGCTTTACGTCCAGTAATTGACGCATGCGGTGGAACACGTCCATTGAGCACGTACGGAATGACAGTGTCTATTCCTAAAATCACGGCTAACAGTACGGCCGCGACTGTGGCCGAAGGAGGAGATCCAACTGGAACGACTGCAATCACTTCAGCTTACGTCAATGCGACAGTAATCAAGAAGGCTGGCTTCCAGCGTTACTCAGTAGAACTGCTAGATCGTTCAGATCCATCATTTTATGAAATTATGCTTCAAAATCTTCGCGACGCTTATGCTCAGGCAACTGATCAATATGTAATCGCTCAGATTACTGCTGGCGGTACTCAAGCGACTGCAACAGCAGCAGATTCAGCCGGATTGATTTCATTCGTATCAACAGAATCACCAGCCGTTTACAATGCAACAAAGCGAACAGCTACTGCATTCGTGTCAGGAACGTCCATTTGGAGCACGCTTCTCGGCGCAACGGATACCACTGGGCGTCCAATCTATAACGCTCAGCCAATGCAAATGAATCCAGGCGGAACTGCTAATCCAACAAGTATTCGCGGAAACGTACTTGGACTTGATTACTACGTCGATGCCAACATGGTCGCAACATCAATCGATGAATCAGCATTCATCATCGAGCCACGTTCAATCGAGATTTTTGAATCTCCTGCGCTTTCATTGGCCACAAACGTGCCAACAACAGGCGAGGTTGAAATCATGCTTTACGGTTATATCGCAGCACAGGCCGTCTTTGCAGGCGGACTTCGTCGCTTTAACCTAACCTAAGCAAACTAATCATGGGCTAGGTGCGCTCCCGTATCTAGCCCAGCAGCTCACGAAAGGGAACAGAGATGCCAGCAATTATTACAGTCGCCAGTCTTAGGACAGTGCTCGGCGTCTCTGTTTCTCTTTATTCTGATGCTTATCTTGAAGGAATTATCGATTCAGCCGAGCAGGTAATTCTGCCGCTATTGACTGCCAATCAAAATGCAGTCGCCGCCGTATATCTTCAAAATAATGTCGCCTATTACATAACACAGAAGCCCAACACATTCGTGGCCGGTCAAAGTGTCGTGATTACAGGTTGCGTTCCATCAACATTTAACGGAACAAAGACAGTCACATCGAATTACTATGATCCATTCCCATATTTACCTTTCGCATATCCGGCTCCATATTTCTATTTTACTTGCGCGCTTACCAATGCAGACATTGATTTCCGTCCAGTAATTCCTGGCGGAGTTGCTTACCTATCTGGGGCAGACGCGGCCACGCTCTATGCGAATACCGACGCAGTCGAGACGGCGGTCACAATCGTCAGCGTTGAGATATTCCAGAGCGTGGTCGCTCCAGGTGGTCAGATTGAAGGCGTAGATTTTCAGCCATCGCCGTATCGAATGGGACGATCACTGCAAAATCGCGTCATAGGTTTATTAGGTAATTACATCGACGTCTCAACGATGGCTATGTGATGCCTACGCCTACATCAATCGCGACCAATGTTCGCGGCACTCTTGCGACTGCACTCTCTGGCGTCGTGGCTTCTGTGTATAGCTCACCACCAGAGGCAGTCATTCCGCCGGCTTGCGTAATCGTTCCAGATTCGCCCTATTTAGAAACGACAACAATCGGCAAGTCTGCGGTGCGTGTGAAGATTAACTTCGTCGTCACTGCGGCCGTTGCCTATAACAACACGGCCGGAGCATTGGACAATCTTGAGCAGCTTATCATCAGCATCATCGCAGCGATGCCAGGCGGATATGAAGTCGGAGACGTGCAACGTCCGACAATCCAACAGGTCGGCGCGACCAACCTACTAGTGGCGGATCTCGCGGTCAGCACTTACTACACACAAGAGACAATCTAAGGAGACAAAGAAATGCCAACAACAATCGTCACCGGTCGCGACATAACCTTCACGCTTGCGACTGTAAACTATGACGCGCAGACAACTGCCGTCACTTTAGTCAATGCACCAGTCATTACGACTTATCAGACACTTGATGGAAAAGCCTATAAGCACATTGATGATCAATGGACACTCAACATTGAGCTTCTTGCAGACTGGGGCGCAACATCATCACTCTTTGAAGCTATGTGGACTGCGTTCACTTCGGCTCCTAACACTGCACTTGCATTCACACTCGTATCAGCTACCGGCGCATCATTCGCTGGCACTGCTTTCCCAGTGGCTCCAACTGCTGGCGGCACTGCTCCAGATGCACAGACTGACTCATGGTCAATGCTCTGCGCTTCAACACCAGTCTTAACAATCAGCTAATCGAAAGAGAAACGGGAGCACATAATGAGACTACCAATTACCATCGAATACACCTCCGGCGAGTTCGGCACATACACGGCTCAGCCGCCAGAGTGGGCTAAGTGGGAACAAAAGACAGGCAGCACCATCTCGCAAGCGCAGGAGAAGATTGGAATCTCTGATCTTCTCTTCCTTGCGTGGAATGCGATGAAGCGTGAAGCTGGTGGCAAGCCAATTAAAGGCTATGAGATCTGGTGTGAAACAGTGGCCGACGTGACAGTCGGTGACGTTCTCCCAAAAGTTACGCCGCCGGAAGCGTAAATCGAATCCTGGTGGAGTTAGCCATAGCCACAGGAATTCCGATGAGCGAATGGACGACGGCGGAGCAGATTTATACGGCTTTCGAGATACTGGAGAAACAGAATGAGCGACAACGTTGAGATTGCCTATGACAAGGCAGATCTTCGTCGCATTACTTCAGCATTTAAGGCGATGGACGCAGAAGCTACTGATGCAGCTAAAAGAGAATCGTCAGCTCTGGCAGAGTTTGCTCAAGGTAAGATTCAGCAGAAGGCGACCAGTCGAGGCGAGGCCGCCAATAGAATTGCCAGTGGCTCCCGTGTGTCTAAATCTTCCAAGATTGGTGAGTTATCTTTCGGCTTCGTAAGTCAAAGATTCTCCGGCGGTGGAACAACCAAGGATCTCTGGGGCGGCACTGAGTTCGGATCTAACAAGTTTAAGCAATTTCCAGTCTGGTCAGGCAGTGGCATTCGCGGCGGATCTAAAGGCTGGTTTATTTATCCGACACTACGCGAAATCCAGCCAGACTTGATTGCTAAGTGGGAAACTGCTTTCAACAGAATCTTAAAGGAGTGGTAAATGGCCGGACAATCGCGCACACTCAAGCTCTCGATTCTTGCTGATGTAGATCAACTCAAGAAATCGCTTAATGCAGCGAATACGGACGTCGATAGTTCCTCAACAAAAATGCTCGACTTTGGCAAAAAAGCAGGATTGGCTTTCGCCGCAGCCGGAGCTGCTGCTGGAGCTTATGCAATCAAAATTGGAATTGATGGAGTCAAGGCCGCGATTGAAGATGAAGCATCACAAAATAAACTGGCCAACGCTTTAGAAAATGCCACTGGCGCAACTAATGCACAAATTGCAGCTACCGAAGAATCCATTCTTAAAATGTCTCTGGCTACTGGTACGGCAGACGACAAACTTCGTCCAGCCTTGCAGCGACTAGCAATTTCAACTGGAGACATCAGCAAGGCGCAGGATCTTCTTACTGTCGCTCTTGATGTGGCTACTGCAACTGGAAAGCCACTGGAAACTGTCGCCAATGCAATCGGAAAAGCCTACGACGGCAATACGGCAGCTCTAGGCAAGCTAGGAATTGGATTATCCGCAGCAGAGCTTAAAACAATGTCGTTCACAGACGTTCAGCAAAAATTGACAGATTTATTCGGTGGAGCTGCTGCTGCAAATGCAGAAACTTATCAAGGCAAAATTGCAATCTTAAAAGTGAGTTTCGATGAAGCAAAAGAAACTATCGGCACAGGTTTATTGCCAATGGTCACTTCATTAATTGATTACATTAACAACAACGTCCTTCCAGCATTCAATGCTTTCGCCTTAGGATTTAGTGGCAAAGGAAAACTCAAAGACGGAATGACTAGCACTGAAACGGCTGCATTCGGTTTCGGAGAAACAGTCAAAGGTCTTACAACTTCATTGACTAAAATGTTTGGCGTGTTCAATAGCGAAGCCAATACAGGCCAAAGCTCAGGATTAGGAAAGATGATTGGCTGGCTTAATACAATCATCGCAGCTTTGGATAAAGTTGTTAAGTTTGCTTCATTCACTTTAGGTTTATTAGGTGTAATTACTGATCCAAGTAAATGGGGCTTGTCTGCTTCTGAGACGCGTAGTCTTATAGAATCAAAAATTAGCGGACAATCATTCGCCACGACAGGCGCGCCAGGTGCAATTCGCGGCGGTGGATCATCAGTGCCAGCAATCGTCGTTCCTTCTATGGGCGGGGGCGGAGGAAGCGGTGGTGGTGGTGGTGGAGGAATTGCATCAGCAGCAGCCGGCGCAATCAAGGTCGCAGCAGCAGCAGGTGGAGGCTTTACCGATTCACAGAATGCAGCTCGTTTAGCTGCTCAAGGCGGTGGAGGCTTTACCGATTCTCAAAACGCTGCTCGAATCAATGTCACAGTCAATGGCGCAATCGATGCCGAAGGCACTGCACGCACAATCGTCAAAGTTCTAAATGATTCCTTCTACCGTGGCACTGGCGGAGCCTCCGCACTTCAGGCAATCTAATGACTCAGTGGGCTCCAATCTGGCGCGTTGAAATTGCCGGCGCTGATGTAACCGATTCGGTGTTGGCCAATCTAACAATTACGTCAGGGCGCACAAATATCTACGAACAAGCCCAAGCCGGATATTGCTCAGTCAATCTCATTATTTTCAATCAAGCTGCATTACCTTACGAAATCAACGACACCATCTCGATTGAAGTGCAGGACACATCGGCCGTCTATGTGCCAATCTTTGGCGGATCAATAGTGGACATCGCCGTAAGCGTGTCTCAGGTGGGCTCTAGCGCATACACTCAAGAAGTCACCATCACGGCTCTGGGAGCCCTTGCAAGGCTTCAGAAGGCTCTCACAAACGGCGTCTTGTCTCATGACTTTGATGGCGACCAGATAGAAACAATCTTGCGCGAAGTTTTATTGGCTCAATGGCAACAGGTTCCAGCCGCGCTTCAGTGGAGCACTTATGATCCAACCACGACATGGGCAACGGCTGGCAATAATGGCATAGGAGAGATTGATACTCCAGGAAATTACGAATTAGCTCAACGCTCATCAAATCGCATTATTATCTATGATTTAGTTGCCGCGCTGGCAAGTAGCGGTTTAGGTTATTTATACGAGGACGCGTCCGGCCTTATTTCCTATGCAGATTCGACTCACCGGACGAATTATCTTGCAGCTAACGGATACACGGATCTCACTGCCAATCACGCGCTAGGTCAAGGCATCACCATTAAGACAAGGGCAGGAGATGTCAGAAATGACATAACTATCAGTTACGGCCAAAACTCATCTAATCAGGTAAGCGACACAGATCCAGCATCGATTGCACTTTATGGCGATTTATCACAAATCTTTACAACAACGCTTCGACACCTACACGATGCCGAAGATCAGGCCGCGTTCTATCTGGCACTCCGAGCCTATCCGCAGCCGATATTTGATTCCATCACTTATGCTTTGACTAATCCAGAGCTAGACAATGCCGATCGTAATGCTCTTATCAATGTCTTTATGGGTCAGCCGATCGCACTCAACGACCTTCCTCCAAATATGTCGTCCGGAACATTCCAAGGCTTTGTCGAGGGCTGGACTTTCCGCGCCTCTTACAATCAACTTGACATCACTCTTCTTATGTCGCCACTGGCTTATTCACTGCAAGCTATGCGCTGGAATGATGTGCCAATTAACGAGAAGTGGAATACCGTGTCGCCGACTTTAGAGTGGCAATATGCCACAATAGTCTCATAATGAAAGGAACAATAAATGGCTAATCCAACAACAAACTATGGCTTCGTTCTGCCGACGGCAACGGATTTAGTTACCGATCTTCCAGCCGACTTTGACGTTGCACTTCAAGGCGTTGATACTCGATTAAAGGCATTACAACCTGGCACAACGCTTGGCGATATTGCTTACTCATCAGCAACGGCAAACACAAACACACGTTTAGGCATTGGCACAACTGGCCAAGTGCTCACAGTTGCAGCGGGTGTTCCAAGTTGGGCTGCACCAGCAGGCGGCGGAAAAGTCTTGCAGGTTGTTTCGGCATCAACGGCTACTACGGCATCATCTTCGTCCTCTACTCGAGCTGATACAAATCTAACAGCAACAATTACTCCAACTTTGGCGACTAGTAAGGTTTTAGTTTTGGTTGCTCAGACAGGACTTTCAAAAGACGCTGCTAATAGTGGTGCATGTATTAATTTATGGTTAATGCGCAGCGCGACAGATTTGCTTAAGTTTCAAAATGAAGCAGTTCATACCAATACAACACAGAGAAACGATGTTGGTGGCTCGTCTTGCAATTATTTAGATTCTCCAGCTACGACTTCTGCAACAACATATAAAACTCAATTTAACAGCCCTAACAATGTTGGCACTGTTTATGTTCAAAATGGTGGAAGTTCAACAATCGTCTTGATGGAAATAGGTGCATAATGGAACATAAAGAACTAGTAAATGGATTAAAGCAACTTGGTTTTAATTCAGGCTGGGCTATATCAGGTAATGAAATTGTTTTGTGGGAACACGATGCACCACAACCAACTCAAGATGAGTTAAAAAATGCTGCAAAACTTTGGGAACAAACTGAGGCAAACGCACAGGCAGAAGCCGATTTAGCCAAAGAAGCGGCACAGGCAAAACTTGCTGCACTTGGTCTAACTGCGGACGACTTAAAGGCACTAGGGCTATAAGTGGAACACTTGACTAAGATTTATCCGGAAGGCACTGCTGCACGGATCATCGAAGTCGCACTAGCTGAAGTCGGCACAGTCGAGACTGGCGATAATCTGACAAAGTACGGCAAGTTCACAAAGGCCGATGGATTGCCCTGGTGCGGATCATTCTGCAACTGGGTCTTTCACACTGCCGGCGTTAAGATTCCTTCAATGGTTTCAACGGCTGCTGGAGCTCATAAGATGAAAGAGCTAGGACGTTGGATTGAGGATAAGCCGCAGCTTGGAGATTTATGCTTCATGGACTTTCCACACGATGGCATTGATCGCATCAGTCACATCGGAATCGTAGTCAAGGTTGGCACAACAAGCGTTCTCTGCATCGAGGGCAACACCTCCGGAGATGGAGATCAACGCAACGGCGGAATGGTGATGGTAAAGCGTCGCTATATTGGCAAAGAGATTGTTGGTTTCGCTAGGCCAAAGCTCGTAACCTATGCAGGAGAATATCCAGTGGTCGAGCCACTTTCACAGGCGAAGCCGAAAA